TGAAATCCCTGTCGTCCCTGTATACCTTGCCGTCCTTGCAGACCCTGGAGTCCTTGCTCGCCTTGCTTTCCTTGAAGTCCTTGTAGACCTTGTAACCCTTGACGGCCTTGCAGTCCTTGATATCCTTGAACTCTAGAAGCATTTCCTTGAAGACCTTGAAGTCCCTGTCGCCCCTGTATACCTTGTAGTCCTTGCTGTCCTTGTATACCTTGGTATCCTTGGACTCTAGCAGCATCCCCCTGAAACCCTTGTTCTCCTTGTTCTCCCTGCTCTCCTTGTTCTCCTTGCAATCCATTAATACCTTGCCTTCCTTGAAATCCCTGGGGGCCTGATTCCCCTTGTCTTCCCAATAACCCTTGTTGCCCTTGTTGCCCTTGACGGCCTTGAGTACCTTGTCTACCTTGTACTTGCAGTCCTTGTCGACCTTGTTCTCCTTGTAATCCCTGTAGTCCTTGAAGACCCTGATAGCCTTGATAGCCTTGTACTGAAGCTCGATCTCCTTGTAGTCCTTGTAGTCCTTGACGACCTTGATAGCCTTGTACTGAGGCTCTTTCTCCTTGGAATCCCTGCTGGCCTTGTAGTCCTTGTCGACCTTGTTCTCCTTGTAATCCTTGCAGTCCTTGTTGCCCTTGAAGACCTTGTTCTCCTTGTAGTCCCTGAAGTCCCTGTAATCCCTGACGTCCTTGTGAGCCCTGTATTCCTTGTTGTCCCCTGTCTCCAGTAAACCCCGTAATTCCTTGTGCTCCTTGTTGGCCGATTGCACCTTGCCTAGGTTCAATTGCATTTTGCAGAACAGCGTTAATCAAAGTAGTTAATTCCATTCTTTGTACAAGAAGGCCATTAACTACCATAAAACTTACGTCAGAAGTAGCAAAAGTTGGCGGGAGAAATGGTAATTGATTTGCTTGTGTCATTTTTAAGGTCCTACTAGTAGGGGTTGATCGGTACTGGTGGTAAGATAAAACCCTGTATCAAGAGAAAGATTTTTATATCCACCATAGTAAGTAATATCTGGCAATTCTGAAGGTTCGTCCTGCAAAAACTTAGCCGGGATTGTTTGACTTTGTAATAATGACACTCCATTATTCCATAAAGAATTAGAATTAAATTGTTTTTTCATTATGATCAGATCAATGTTATCATCTATTCCTCCTTCTATATTTAATAGAATTTTTTGAGAAATAAGGTTTTGATAGTTCGACTGAGGATTAATAGTAAAATCTAAAATATCTTGAATTGACTCAGAAGATTTTTTAAGAGAAATTTTTAAATATCCCAAAGCATCAGTTAAGGTAACCACCCCATCACCGTTTAGATCATAATTAAGATCCTGTGATATTGTCCCAACTGCCATCATTGTAGCAGTAGTAGCATAAATTGCTGCTGTTGCTGTGTTAAATTCAACAGTAATATTAAACTCAGGCGGTGAATAGTTCAATCCCCTATAAACATAACCTTTAATGGCATCTGTTTCCGACGAATTAGTATATACCCAAACTTGATTAGTGGAAGTAAAAATATATGCATCATTTAAATTTGCCGGATCGATATTATTGATATTGGTAAAATCATTAATAGACGCTCTTTTACCTTTTATATTTGCTATAGGACTATCATAAGATAGCGTAGTATCATGATACAGCATTTCAGATTTTCTCAATAATCTCCCACCATAAATTACCTGAACTTGATCAGTTAAAGGCAATACGGAGGACAGTATTATTCCGTCATTGGCGATAGTGCTCGACGTTAAAATTGTATAAACATTTACGGTCGAAGTAGTTTTTATTTTTTGTATCAGTGTGTTTTCACTAAATGGAATTGTCTGGTTTAGCCCTTGATCAATAACTTTTGTAGACACGTCTGAATACAAACTCGGTGATGTTCCAAATACCCCTCGGGTTAAATCTTTAAGTACATTTCGATCAATCCTCTGATATTGAATAAGTTCACCATTAATCATCACTAGTCCCGCCGATCTATCACTAGGATCAGGTATCGAAAGAACACTTGCATCATCTAAGAAAATTTCAGTATCTAAATAAGTTAATGGTGCAACTAATCTTGCAGTATTTTTCTTCGATATTCTCTTAAAAGATGTTTTATTAACAACATCATTAAAAATTCGATAGCCCAAAACAGAGGAAATTTCAGACTGGTCGCTTATTATTCGAATTACAATTTTATCTTGAGGACTAATTCTAAAATTATCACTTATTTGAACAGTTGACCCATCATCGAGTATATTAAAGTCTATTTCAGCGGCAAGGGGAAGTCCATTTATACTTACCCACACATATCGAACATTATTTACAGACTTGTATAATTTAAACCTATTAGTTGAATTCCCATCAAAACTTTCCATAGTTGTAGACATTTTACTATTACTTAAAAAAGTTAAAATATTGAGAGTTGACGGGACAACCGGCGATGATAATTTTACAGTATTATCAACAACATCATAATCCCATGTTGAAAGAAGATCAACAATGGCTACCTCACTCCCATTGGTTGCTACGAAAGGCGAGAGTATTATTGAATTATTCGTTTGATTAATTAGAAATTCAGGTCCAGGTATTAGTTTTTTATTGTCTACATATACCCTAATCAAATTATTAGATAGTGTATAAGTTCCGGATGGTCTAACAATAGTTTTACTAATTAAAAAATTTAAATTTGAATTAGATACGATGTAATGAGTTATACGAGGTGGTTGTAGCCTTTTTAGAACTCCGTTAGATGTTTGCTCTACTGTAACTAAACTAAGTTGATTTTCATTTATCCCCGGTACAAGATTTGTTAAAAGAATAGAAGTTTGAGTTGAAGATGTAATAGTAACTGATTGATTCTTTAGGATACTAAAATCATCAAATGACGAATCAAAAAACCAGGCCTGACCCAAATGTTGACCCGGTGTAATATTATTAAATTTAACTGCAGATCTGTAATTAGTTCCAGAAAAAGAATAAGTCAAATTATATGATAATGCGGACGAAGGCACTGTGCCTTCAAGAGGAACTTCTATCCCATCAAGAGAAACATATGCACTCGAAACAGTTCGATAGTCCGAAAGACTTTCGAGTGTCATTACCGGATCATTACCAGTTAGTGTTTGAGAAAGAGTAACTTTATCAATTATCCCGTTATTACTAGTCGACCCTCCGCCAATATTTATAACTGTGTAAGAGATTAAACCAAACGACGAAGTTGACAACTCAGTAAAAATACAGACTTGATTGTTTGAATCGGCCTTAATAGCAATTGATGATTTTGGTAAAAATGTATTATTAAACAAAACAGAAATTTCATCATTTACCGTAGGTATTACTGATAAGGGAATTTTTACTGTACTTGTTGATCTATTTTTAGTGATATACAAACCGCCAGTATTTATAATAGGGGAAGATTTACCGTATTTTGTAAAAACATTAATTCCAATAGAGTCAGAAGACTGACCGGGAACAAATTCTTCAGGAGCATAACTGGTATTAGGGGTGTAAAACTTATCACCATCTAAAAGAATTTCAGTTAATGTATTTTCCAATGTACTTCCGTCAATGACACTATCGAGTGTAGTATCATACGGCTTATTTGACCAAAATTCTACAATTGTGCCAGAAGATAACGTAACAATCGGAGGACTATTCAACCCCACTGTGTTGGTAAGAGTATCAATAGACGAAACAATTATATCAGTAAGAGTAGAAAAGGAAGATGTTTTCCTACTTATTACATTAATATAATCCCCAACTTTAATACCAGTTACAGTGCTAAGGGTCAATTCCATATCGAATGATATTGTAGCACTAGTTAAATATGCCACAGTGTAACTATCAATATTATCATTCCATTTAAAATCACCAAAACCAATATTATTCGAATCCCAATTCACAGATCGCACCAATGGGAGAGTTTCTATTTTAGTTTTCGGATATACAAATCCCCCTATTATCTGATTTAAATTTTTATTATCATGATAACTTAAAATTCTTTCCGATGAAGTTTTTAAATCAATATGTTTCTGGTATTCAACCTGTAATACTTGACCACTAGTATCTGGAATATTTTCTAATAAAATAATTCTAGAGAATTTTTTATCATAACCGTTGTATTCATTACTAAAATATTCTAACTTGTATTGATATCCTAAAATCAAAAATCCATTAAGAGTTACTCTTATTTTAGATTTATCTGGATGAGCGATCCAATTTAAAACAACAGAATTTTGATATAAAGAAAGAATAAATCGATCAATAACTTTATCTTCGCCTATTTGATTAAAATTAGCAACTCTATCAAATTTTAAAGTTATGGAAGGTTGACAAGTTTCAATGATTTGATTTTTTGAAATTTCTAATTTTGTATAGTTGTTAGTAAATTTTCTAATTTTTGTATGAAAGGGTTTAATTTCTTTTAAATATTCTTCTTGTGCAACATCTGAAATCAAATTATAAGTATAAGGTTGAGACAGTTCTCCAACGGTATTTACTACACTAATAAAAGAAGTTTTAAATGCCCAATTTAATTGTTTCTGCTCAGTTAACGCAAATTTTACCGCATTAAAGAAAAGTAAATTCCAATAAATTTTTAATTCATTAGTAAAAATATCATTTTTTAGTGCTGATAAAATATACCTAAGTTCTACATCTGGAGTTGGACTATAAAGTCCAATGTCATAAGATAAATTTTGATCCCAATTATAGTTAGAAATTTCTAAATTCCAAATTTCGTCCAATATCTGTATTGTACCATTTTCAGCATAAACAATATTAAAGTTTTCGCTAAAAGAACCCCAACTTCCAGGTTCTGTTTTTTCAAGTATTAAATAATTGCCAAGACCGTCATTTTTAACTTTAACGTATTGCCCCGGTAAAATATTGGAAGAAACTGCATCTGCGGAATAATTTATTATAGTAGAAAATTTAATTTGTCGGTTAAATGATGGACTGACCCAATCTACATATTTCCAATATAATTTGGTATTATATTTTTGAGTATGAGATTGAACCCATTTCTTTTCTTGAATATCGTAGATAAATTTAGACCATTTTCCAAAAATATCTGATAATACTAAAACTGTAAATGGACGAACATCTAACTCTGGGGGATTATCATCAGAATAACCTTGACCAGGATTAACAATCTCAATTGAAACTATCTGTCCAACATCATTAATATTTGTTTTAACTACTGCTCCCGATCCCGAGTCGCTGATAATTTTAATTGTTGGGTTTGTTTTATATCCCTTCCCTGATAAAGGTATCGACACATCAACAATTTTTCCGTTAACAACAATGCATTCAAGTTTAGGTGCCTGGACATTAAACAAGTCAATTAGTTCAAGATATGATGTATCTTCTACTATTAAATCATATTCATTTAAAAGTAAATCAGAGATTTTTTCTTCTTGATTTAAATTTTTAAAATCATGTGTACCTGTAATACGATTCGATAATAATATTTTATTTGTAAATGTAATAATTTCTCGAAGAGCCGATAATCTATTTTTAAAAAAAGTCTGCCTCGGTCGAATTTCAACTCCGTATTTAGACCTTCCATTTAAATTAGGATCGGGAACTAAATTTCCAAATTCATCTTTTCCTATTAAACTGTCTACAAGTTTTTTTTCTAATAATCTAGACGGTCGACTATTAGCAAATTTTTCTTGTAGTAAAATCCATTCGGTATGTTTTAAAATAGGATTATTAATTAAATCAAAAGAAATATTTAGGCTAATTCTGTCATTTATTAAATAACCCCCTAAATTAGATAAGGCTATTGAATTGCTAGACAAGATTGCAGCAAATTTTAATCCATATGTTGTAGGGTCTGTAATAATAGAACTGACTTCAAATGCACTAATTCTTCTGTTCTTAGCATCCGGAGTTATAGATTTATTTTTTACCCAATAATAATAAACAAAACTAGTCGTATTTGATATCGAATCATAAGATTGTCTAACCGAGATCACTGTGTCATCAGTAAATTTTGGCTGCCCGCTTATACCTTGAATTATCCCCTGTGCTGTATCAGCAAGTGCACTCCATTCGCTTGGCAAATATTGAGTTTTTACCCATTCATAAATGTCAATCGTACATCCAGGAAACAACTTACCCCAGTTATTTTTTCTTTTTATTAAATCTCCTTGCTCATACCATTGATATTTAATTGAACTTAAATCCCACCATAATTCTCCAACATGTTCATCAAGCCAATTAGTGGCAGGGTCAATAATATTTCCAGGTATACCAATTGAATACACTGCTGGATCAACGGCAGACTTATAATGCAATTCTTGTTCGGCTATTCCTGCAATTTTTCCTTTTAAAGGATCAATAACATCAAGATATTCAATAACATTTTCACTGTCGGAATCAATTAATGATATCTTCTGAATAGTATCAACCACCACCAAATCTGGTTGTTGATGTAATATTTCCCAACTATCAAAACTTTTATCTACTTTAGTAAATTGAAAAAGTTGTGGAGAAATTAATGTAGTTACATCGTTTGCAGGAGCCCCAACATATATTGCTTCATCTTCTACTATAATGCTGGATCCATAATTAGTGCTAGAATCTCTAACAGGCGGTGGAAGTTCCGACGAAAGAACAAATCGTCTTAGTTTTCTATTGTATATGTAGACTGTACCGGAATCGAGGATTACATCGTAAAAAATTGTAGAAACAGAATCAAATGTCGTTGTATCTAACAGTTGACTAACATCGTCAAACACTGTTCGAACACCGGTTATCTTACCTGTTGCAGAAATGGCTAAAATCGTACCAGATGAATTAGAACCGATATCAGTACCAAAATATAAATTAGATCCCGGTACTGGATTGGGTAGTATTTGGTCTAAAATAAAACCGTTACTAGTCGCACTATAAATTGCTACTTGTCCATAAGATTTGTCAGAATTAATTACTGTTGGAGCAGATACCATCAAATAATTACCGTCGTATGTTAGAAAAACTTTTTCGCCAAATCTAGAATTAATGGAAAATGGTGAATCAATTGTTTGAGAGAATTGCGCATTAGTTCCTGTAAAGATATAAACTTTTCCAGTTTCTAAATTATACCCAGGAGAGCCAATTACAACCAGTCCCGAATCAGCAGTTCCACTAATGCTATACCCAAATTGACTACCTACTAACAATGTCGAAGTAGTTAACGAGTTAACATATGTTATATAAAGAGGAGCAGTGGTAGATGTAGTAGTAACAGTAAACAAGTAAACAGCGCCTGTGCCGGTCGTTAATGTTCCCGGTGCACCTACTAATAGGTTATTTTGTTGTGCAAAAACACTTTCTCCAAATCTTTCAAAGTTTTTTGAATACGGACTTAACAAACCAAGTTTAGGAATTTCATTGTTAGTAGGATCTAATGCACTAATTTTTACAACACCTTCTTGTGTTAGAGTCGAATAAACTGACTCAGTTCCTGTTGTAAATCGCAATACACCCGCCCCTGATGTATTAATTTTCATAGATCCGGCCGAAGGTGCACCTACATAAATTAAACTTTGCGAAGGATCATATGCTATCGAACTTCCAAAATCAGTTGATGTTGTTGTAGAGGAAGTGTAAATGTTGATAAAATCGTTTAACGAAAAAGAAAAATTTGAAATCAAATCTGGCGTATCAAGTAAAGTGGTATATACATATACCTTACCATACGTTGTATCACTTTGGAATTGAGGGGACCCAGAAAATATTCTATTAAAATTTTTATTTTTATAAAGTTTTTTTCCTAGCCCGGTATGTAAAACTGGAACCGGGTAAGTCTTCTCGAAAACATATGAATAGTTATCAGACTTTTGATAAACTACCCATTTACCTAAATCGTTATTATTAATCCAAAATTTTGTTCCGACAGGCAATTTTATCAAATCATAGTCGCCCAGAATTTGATCAAAAGTTTCAAATTTAAAACTAAAAAACTTAAAAAGTATGCCATAATTAGAAATGGTCAACTCTTGGATAGTGTCGGTTGTACTTATTGAAAATTGATATTCATTTAAAACAAACTCTACCTTGTATATTGAATTTACTGAAGCATCAGATTGAATTATTGATATAATATCTTCTTCTAGTAAATAATGTGGCAAAGAGGTAGTAATTACTAAAGAAGATCCATTCTCGGCGATTGAAATATCATTTATAATACTTGATAGTTGTGTATATCTAAGAACATCCCAATCATTATTAGTTGAAAAACCTAACCAAAAAGTATCTCCCTCATTAATAGTAGAATTATCTGCAATATCTAATAAACTATTTTCGTTGAATGCTGTGAAACTAACATCACCGATATCAACATATCCTGCTGTTTCTAATTTAAAATCAACTTGAGAATAAGGAAAAGATGTTACAGGGAATGATGACGATGCGATGTAATTACTCGGTGTTATTATCCAATTTCCAGAGGTACTGTAACTTATTAATTTATTAGAATTAGGAATTGTATCAACAAATGATATAATTTGAGGATTGTCGACAAACGATCCTTCAATTAGAGTAGTTTCTAATTCATTAAATGTTTGAAAAGACCCATAACTTCCTTCTCTAAAAGCCCATTCTTCTTGGTAAGAAATTTCTCCTTGCCTTCCAAAATTTTCAACCTTGTTTAATTTATCAATAGCGCTTTCAGTTCCTTTTTCTTTTATAAATCCTTGATAAAATTTATATTGACTAATAGGGTTAGGAAAAATATTATCAAGATAAGTTCTAGGAGTATATCCTATTAGATGCTGGGCCATTTTTTGTTGTGCAACATCAAAATTATCAATATCAAGACTGTAAAAATCTTCAAACTGTCCTATTTTATAATCAAAATTGGGCAACAATAATTTTTCAGGTTTTGAAGATAACCTATTCCATTCTTCAAAGTTAAAAGTACTATTTCCAAAAATCTTATCGATTGCACTATAATATTCGTTACCAAACTTAACAACATCTCCCGAGATGTAATCCGTATATTGTGTCCAATTAGAAATTGTTACATTATCGTAGGTAAATCCAGGACTAAAATAATCTCCATTCCAATTTTTTGTCCTAAATCCAGTTAATTTCATTCGGCTCTGCCGGTATCCTGTTTCAGTATTGTAAATGAAATCCCCAAAGATTGTGGTTTTATTAAAAATCAATGCATGTTCTTTTTGTATAGTATTGATTTTTATAAAAAATATTCCTAAATTAAAATTAGAAGTTTCAACTAGTAAATTATTATCTGATCTTGTTATATTAAGATTTACTTTGGGTATTTGATTACCTGTTGCATCAAGAATAAGGTTATTGTAAAGATTATTAAAAAAACTATCAGAAATTGCGAAAGAAGAATCAAATTCAACTCGATTAGAAAATGGACTAAGAACAATAACACTTCCTAAAGACCAATTTTGTAACACCCAAAATAAAAATTCCTTTGCAGAAAATTCCCAATTTAATGTTGTTTTTAAATCTAGATTATATTCGTTAAATGAAAATCCTTGATCTTTTAACCAAGCACCATACCCTACAATTAAATCGTATATATCTTGTGGTGTAGAAAGTATGGTCCCGTATGATATTTTTACTATTTCTTTGTTAAAATTGGGAGAAATTTGAACAGATATTCCACCAGTAATAGGAACAGATCTAACTAATTGAAAATAATTTGGCTCAAAGGATGAGCCGGCTTGATGACTGGTTAAAACTCTATAAAAAGAATCTCCGTATTTTACAAGTTGGCCTGCTTGATAAAACTTCCCAACAACTGCCGAACTAGCCGAAGTTGTATCAGCACTACTTAATCCTAAATCTACTCCGGAGTCCCCTCCATTGGTCCAAACAACATAAGACTCGCTTGTTCCGCCAACTGTTAACAATGAAGTATTTTCATTGCGAATAGTATTATATATGTTAAAAAAAGGATTTAAATTATCATATCCTCTTACAAGAAAACCATCAAGATGTTTTTCAACAACAATTCCAGACATAGAAATTGATTTAACTGGAGTGCCTGTATGTAGTATTAATGAAAAATCTTCTCTAGGAATAATTGTGTTAGACGATAACGAACCGATGCTACCGGTATCCATTGAAATTTGTAATTTATCTTTACTTACAAAACCACCTACTTTATAAAATAAATTAACACTCAAATAATTTAGATCAGATCTTAATGATGAAATGTAATTTTCATCTCTTTGACAACCAATTTCACTAATAAAAACACTAAATCCACTGGTTTGTTGATCATTTTCCCTGTGAATAAATGCTGTTTGAATTGTTGGGAAATAAGAAGTATCATCATACACCCATTGATTTACTAGATTTTTACGAATCCTAATAGGATCATGCATGTAAGATAGGTACATAGATGGTGCTAGTAATGCCATTAATTGTTGAACAACAAACGGCCAATAACTACTTTTACGCCAAGATACTTCTACAGGACTAAATTCGCCAAATTCCCAATTTCTAGAAATATCATTAGAAAGTCTAGCCAATCCTATTGTAATAGGATCTCGTAGTCTACCCGAAGTATCAACCGGTAAAACTAAAGATAATCCCGGTCGTGCATATACACTATTAATTCCAGCATTAGGACCTTGTCGAATTCTCCCTTGCTCGAGATCATTCCAAAGAGCGGTATTAGTAGATGAATAATTGGGTCCGTATTGACTATCCCACCATAAAGGCTTCATAGAAAACCCTAGCGTTTCCCATGGATGTGTATGCGGGCGATCTGTATCATAATAATGTTTATAAATTGCCCTCCAAGAACCTGTAACCTCTAAAGAATTGCCGGTATTTGAAACCGAATAGTTGTATGTAAATGGAGAATTTTCGTCAACTGAATTATTTGTCAGATAATCAATTTTATATTCACCTGCCCATGCTATAAAACTATTTTTTAAAATTTGATTTATTTGGGTAGTAGAATATGCAGTAGATCTAAATTTACCAGGAAGGAAAGATGTTATGTCAAACAATTTTGAATTGTAACTTGCCTTAATATTATTATAAACTCGTTTTTCAAATTCAAGAATAATATTATCACGGTAATCATTGTAGGCGATCATTATACTACCATCGTGCCCTTGAATTACTGTTTTATCTATTTTGTAAGTATTATCAATAAAAATTTTAGGAACAAATTTTGGATATAATCCCAATTTTGTCGGAGTCGGTGGGATATAGGATCCTCGAGAATCTGCATAATCTCTAATTGTTAAAGTATCACCTACTGAAATATTCGTTAATAAAACTATTTGAGAATCAATTGTATCAAATTCATAATCAACTTCAAAAGTTAATAAATTTGCATTTAAGTAAACTAAAATAGTTCTGTAAGATAACTTATTGGGATAAAAAACAGAATTAATTGGATAGTATTTTATCTGGGAATTTTGAATTGTCCATATTTTTTCGTCATAGTCAATGCTACATGCTAGCATATCTGAAAAATAGTAATTTGAATTTAAATTTTTATTAAAATTTATTTCCTTTAATATTATATCAACTGCATCTGACGGGGTAGTTCCTTGATCAAGTGAAATTAAATATTGTAGAAAAGACAATTTAAATTGATTGTATTGATCTGCAGATTTTTTAATAGCATCAAAAAAATTGTGTTCTTTTTTACCAATAAAAATACTAGAAAATGCTAGTGAATTTGGATTTGAAATCAGTTTGGTTCCATGATTACCTACTGTGTCTAAATCTCGCAAATTACTTTTTCCAGGAAATTTTCCACTAAAATTAGGAACCGATTGGTAAATTGACCAGACATGATCATTTATTTCTGTAAACGAAATCTCCGACAGAAGACCATTTAAAGGATTATTTGTTAAATTCGGTGGTATTTCATAATATCCATTTGAATTAGATGAAACATCAGTTTTTATTTTTAGAACTACATCAGTATCGGCAGGAAGAGGATTTAGAAATTGGACCAATACTTTGCCATTTGAACTAGTAGTATAATAATCTACAAAAGAAGATCTGCTAGCATTTAAAAACACTTCAACAGAAAATGTATTGATGGTAGGGTTATCAATTGCATTAATTTCTATTGTAGATGTTGAAATATCAGTTGTATAAAGTTGTAAGATTGGTAATCTATAGGTCGATGATGTGGTCCAAACATTAACAAATTCATCGCCAGTTACTTTAGAAAATTTGCAAAAGGTTCTAGATGTGTTTATTTTTGTTAAAGTTTGTAATTCAGATATCGAAATTGAATCAGCGTTAAAATAGTTTTTAAAAAGAAAACTTCCGGTTCCGCTAGAATTTTTACGTTTTACGGGAAATCCAAGATACTTGTCATTTGATCCTGTTCCTATCTCGTAGGAAAAAATTGCATTTCCCCGAAAATCAGATGAATAAAAATTTAGATCACTGTAACTACGGCCTTGATTATCAAATAAATCAAACAACGGGACTTGATTTATTTTAGTTTTTTGCTGAGAAAATTGCCAATTTTTTCCGTTATACCACCAACTAGTGCCTCCATATTTGTTTCCTTTAGAAACTATAACAGAATAATTAATATTAGGTGTATGGTCAGACGGCGGTTCTAAAACCATTACCGTTTTACCGCCAACATTTACAAAATTTACTTCGAAGATTTTGCCGCAAACATCAGGATCAGTATCGGCATTAAAAATAACCCTGTTACCTTTATCTAGTAAAACACCATCAATGTAATAGCCATCAGATCCCTGAATGTTAAACATTACATTTGTAACTTTTTCATCTATAAGATCGACAGAAGTATATGCAGCATAACCAAAATTATACAATTTTAAATTAGATTTAAATTCAATAATTGGTCTAGGAGATCGATTGTTTAAAGGAAAAACAGGAATGGTTCCGTTAATTTCTGCACTTTTAATAATAACATCAGAATGAACCCATCTATTATATCGAGACCAGGGGTTTTTATCTCTACTGGCACGATTAATTGTAATAAATTCTGGTTGTATTGGTATATTTTTATAACTGTCAAAAGAATAAAAATCAAAATTACGAGAATCAAATAAATCATATCCCAAAATACCTTCGTTTTTATAAACAGTTAAATCATTAACATCTATTAATTCGATACTCGATCCTACTCCCTCAACAAAATACTCTGATTTTAAATAAGAGGCAGGCACAATGTTTCCTGAAAATTTAATCCTCATTCCAGTCGATAATGATTCTCTAGAATTAGGAATCTGATAGAATTTTTGACCAATTATTGACTGGGTAACATTTGTTGCAGTAGTTGAAGAATTATAAACAGTAACAGGCTGCGGCCCAAAAGGTAACCAAAAATATTCTTGATAATTTACAAACTTATCCCAATCTATATGAGGATCATATGAATAATATTCAAATTTAAATAATCGATCAAGATTGGAAGTATCTGCCCCTAATTGAGAAATTTCATTTACTATGTCATCAAATGATATTGCATTTTTAATATTATCAGATTGATCTTTAATAATTACTGCAGGCTCTAATTGATAGTTTTTACGTAAAGATGAAATTTCAGTAATATAAAAATCACTTGTTGATTTAAAATTAGGTGAGATTTTTGATCCTATGTATCCATCAATTCTTTCTAATTGTGTAGGTTGAATTAACGGGTCTAAAGTCCCTGACAAAAATTTACTATTTTTGTCAGTTTGAAAAATTTCCGGTAAAAAATCCAATGTTTTAATTTTTTTATTAGTCATAATTATGAAGAACTACTTGTTACAATCGAATCAGATTTTATTTGTGTTGATGTAATAGCATCAATAATTTCAATGTCATTTATACCTGCTCCACTAATAAAAATTTCATAGGTCAAACACGTAACTTCGTATAAACTCCCAAATCTGTTTGAAGAAAACTTCGGAACTATAACAAAATTAGTAATATCAGGAGTCATCAAATTCATTACATAAGTAGATAATTCACTGAAGTAAAAACTTTGCCCAAAATCCCAATTGTCTAATGAAAAAAACTGTTGAATTGCTGACAAAATGTTTGTTTTAAGATTATTATCACCAATAATTCTATTTGGATTTTTTACAGCCTTGAATGTAGCCTGCAGTTCAGGTACTGCAGAAGAACCAAATAAAAGTTTATATTGTGCAGGATGGAAAACCATCTCATCACTAATTGTTTTAATTGGTTGAAGAGTTTCAAAATAATTGCTTTCCAACTCTGAAATAGTGGGAGGTAATGGCTCATTACCTACCTGTGTGCTTATCCAAGTTCTATAACTGCTATTGTAAGATGAAGTTAAAAGATAGATATCTATGATATTACTTTTACCAGGATCAAGACGTCGTTCTTGTGAGCTATTGTGTATGTAATGGAACTTTAAATTACTCCTACCAGGAAATGCAATGTAATTTGATTCATATATCCATGGAGACCTAATACTATCAGTTGCATCTGAAGACAAATAACGAGTAACTATATTGTATTCATCATTATAAAAATAATACAAGTCACCATCAATTCTCATATCTTCCGGAACAATCTCAGGAGAAGGATATGATTTAAACATTTCACTATCTGTTAACTGATATCGGCCGTCTGCTGATTTTTCAAAATATACAAACTTATCGTAATATCCAGTAACGGTGCTGGTTGTTAAAGGTTCTATAATTCGATTAAATGCGTCAGGATCTAAAACCTGGCCAATATTATCATAATCATAAAAACTAATTTTTACTTTTCCAGGTTCCACGTATCCATCCGTTTCTATAAATCCACTGTCAATTTGCCATAGGTAGTCTCCACCTAAACTTCCTAAAGTATAGGTGTTAATTGAGGACGGAGGATCATAGGAAGAATTAAATGATAAAACTGTTATTTGATCTTTAATTACTTTATTTGAAGTAAAATCAAAATTTACAGAATTAGAATCAATAAAGAAAGCAGTTTCTTTTTCACTTTCAAAAATAAAATCTACCAATCGATATCTTATTTTATAATTTACACCAGTCCACGAAAATGCAATTATCCAACTAGAATCTCTGTTTAATCTTTCTGTATTTCTCTGATTTCTTAAACTCCAAGGGCTTATTAAATCAACATTAAAATCTTCAATAATATTCCAAGTTCTTAAATATTGATCAATTGTTATTCCAAAATTTCGTTTATTAGCAGTAAAAGAAATTAACTCGTCTTCAAAAGCCGATGAAAAAACATTGATAAATTTTGGAATTACAGAAACTGGTCTGGCAGTAGAATCAATATACCCACTTAGAACAATCGGACCGACACCGCCATCCAATGTACCAGACCCAAAATTAGATCCATCATCGACTACATTAATTACTTTTACCCAAATATAATTTAATGTTTTACTGGATTGGGTAGGAACAATAGTCCCGTTAGGTAAAAAGTATTTTCCAGCCGGGGGAACAAATTTAATTAATGACTGAGCAGTTATATATCGTAAATTATTTGCAGAATATGTTCCTACACTTTGTGCACTTTTATTAATTGTAAAATAACCTCGTCCTTGGCCAGATATCCTATTTGATTGTACCCACTCTAGTTGCAACCCCTCTAAAGATATTTTATCATATTTGTCCAGATAGAAAGATTTTAAAGATGGAATTTTTAAAATCCTAGGCAACTCGCGTTTTATAACTCGATAAACATCATTACTGTTAACAAAATTAAATTCATATATTTCTTCATAAGAATTTTTATATAAAATCCCGTCTGAGGCAAAGATATTGGTTTTGCTGTATTTTCCACTGACATCACTAAGATCAAAATATTTACTAACTCCGCTAGATACTCGATTAATACTTTTAACTTTCAGGATACCTGCACACTTAGTAAGAGGAGCAATATTATAATCCTCTGCAGTAACCATTCTATTTTGCAAATAATAAGATTGTGGGGCATTAGATTGAATACTTGAATTTGATTCTGCACTCGAACTATTATTCACAATATATTGTAATCCAAAAATTAGTGTTAATGTGTGATTTTGACCAATTTTATTTCTATAGGGCAAATCAATTACAATACCAGACATATGTTCAGGTTTAATAATGTATGTCAATCCATTACTTTGTCTGTAAAACAATCTAAATTTACCGGAAGGTAAATTACCAAAAACTCCGTCTGCAAAATTTAAATCTATCTGATCTTGATCCCTTGAAGAAACACTATAAATATTCCTCACAGATTTGTTTAAACTATTATAGATAATATTATTTCCTACTAGACTGTCAGTTTTAGTCCATAGGGTAGAATAGTTTCCTGAGGGACCCAAATTCCACAACCAAACATCAGTATCATTAATGTTAGTGGTATTAACACCTATAATTTGATTTGAAGTCGGAATATCAACAGTAAAATCAACAAAAGAAATCGCCCCTTGCTTAAAATGAGCAAAAAATCCTGTATTAGAGCTACTAGCACCACCATTATCATTTTTATATAAGATAGAAAAATTACTCCCAGGTAGCGGAGGTTGTTCCTGGATAGTTGTTTGATTAGAAAAAAACGTTGGAACTATTTCAAAATTCATCGATGTTCCGTCGATACTTTTTGAAAATCCATAAATTGGAAGATCAGTATTACTACTATTAATCTGGTACTGCTCGCACAAAACACCATTTATAGTAGCCCGTTCATTAGGAGACCCGAATAGTTTAACATCAGGTAAACAAGAATTAAAAACTGCAATAAATTGTCCATACCAATTAGGATTGGTATTGTCACTCCACCCAATTGCAGAATTGGCTAAATTAACTCCATTGTTATCAATAACCGAGTCAGTAGTAGAGATTGACACTAACTTTAAAAAACCACTTGCTGGTACATTCCTTTTAGGAACATAACTAACTAGTTGAGCCAATCTAAGAATACTATCTCGACGTTGTGCAGTTTCTAAAAAATTTTCACGAGCATTAAGATCTATTCGAAAACTTAAATTTTGCCCCATAAAAGCAATTAGATCTATCAATGCAATATATTCACTACTATCTGTATAATCATTAAAATCTTCGGGATAATTTTCCCGAAGATACTGAATCATTACACGACGCAGTGTATCAAAATCATAACTTTTAAAATCAGCATTACGAAATGATTGGTAGATTTTTTTCCAATCTTCTGTTATTAGCAATTTGGTATTAGTTGAAGGTATAGTCATATTTTTTTTATTATACCGTATTTATTGTATCAATAATCTATGTATATTATTGATATATCATAGTTATGGTTCAGTCTACAACCCTAATTGTTGGTCAAATTTTATAACTAACTGCGTAGATTGATCAGTTGCGGCTAATTGTAAACTAAGTTCTAATATATATCCGCTGTCATATTCATATAAATCTATTTGTAAAGGAGTTACTCTAGAATCAGAATTGCAAATTCTAGTAATGTCATTTCTTAGTGCCTCAGTTACTTCTTCTGTTAAAGGCTCCATCAAAAGATCCCAAATAATACATCCAAAGTTAGGATTCATTACCCTTGAACCTTTACGAGTGTTAAAATGATTGATTAAATCTTGCTTTACTAATTCCAAATCATAAAGGCGGCTGCCTAGTCCATCAGGAACTGTTGAACTAAACCCTTTATAAAAATGCTCAGTTTTTATAGACTGATATTTTACGTTTTCAGATGTCGAAATTTCTAAATTTTTATAAGGCATAATTTATTTATTTGGCAGAAGAATCTGTATTTGACGGAGTGAATTTTGTTGAATCAATACTTTCATGATGCTGCCATGGCTCATGTGTTGGAACTCTTTTCATAATAGTTTCAATATCATCTGTTTTATAAAAATTACCACTTGCCCATCCTTTTTCAGTATCAATGTTAGGAACTTTGAAAAGAGACAGGATAGTCGGAGGTTCAGCTGCTTTGGCTTGCCCTGCGTCGGTAGGTTTTGCAGCCTTGCCTCCTGCAAGATTTATAACTGCTGCGCCCAAACTAATCAAACTAGGAGCACTGGCAGTTAACACTCCATCAACTGCTATATTAAAGTTTTTACCCGACCCTTGACTCATAATAGCGCCGGCTGAAATATCAAAATTGTTCTCAGATTTTTGTTTGATATCTTTTTTTGATAATATATTCATGTTTTCTGCTGACTGAATATTAAGACCGGCCAATACTGATAAATTCATTTCTTTACCAACTTTTATTTTACTAGCATCGTCTATAACTTCGTCCTTGGTACTTTTGAATTGTAGTTTGGCTTCTTTATCCACTACAAACCGATAATGACCTCCTATATTTGTTTCCATATTTTTAATCGATCGAATATTGATATTTCTGCCTGCTTCTAAATTAATGTCTCGGTCGGCTCTAAAATTAAAATCATTTTGAGTGTGAATGCTTACCGAATCCTTGGCATAGATATCAATTTTTCCATCGCTGGTTAATTCTATCCAAGATGTCCCGCGGCTATTAGCGATGTAAATCAAATCGTGTGTATTATGCAACAAAATTTGATGACCAGTTCTAGTACGAATTCTCACCAACTCATTTTGCCCTTTGGCATCACCGTCATCCATAACAAATGTAGTTCCGCCCAGTCTACTAACAGGTGCAACTGGTATAGAAGGATCTAAAGATTTTCGAGGAGCACCCGAACCAGTATCTAACGGACCAGGAGTACTGATTCCGAATACTTGACTAGGTGCTTCTCGTCTTGCCGAACTGGATGTAGTCCCACGAATATTGTCATTCAGCAATCCTTGTGCCAATAGTCTTTCAGAAAAAGGATGTACTGCTTTTTTTAATGAATCAATATTTGGATTTTCTTTAAGTTGGCTTTTATTATGTATTTCTGCAACAGGTAAATTTGTCATCCCTCCATATTTTTTACTTTGTATCGGTGTTAAAGAAGAATAGGTGCTAGCAGCAATACCTGGAACCATATGATTTTGAAAATTTTGAGGGACACATCCTATCCAATATCCCTGATTTGTATCTCCGTCAATAAAAATTACCATAACAAAAGTTCCAAGGTCAGGAGGGACCATCCACATCCCGTAACTTTTTTGAACGTCGTTAAAATCTCCGCTATTATTTCCTTCAAATCTTCGACTTGTAGTTCCAAAAAAGGGGCTGAGATACCTAACTGTAAGATGACCGTACTGGGATGCGTTAGGAACCTTTATGCTTTTTATTAAAGCAACCTGCATTCCTCCCATAAGAGTGGGGTCGTTAACCTTAACAACTTCTGCTATAAATGGACCAGACCCCGGAAGTGCTGGCCTAAATCTATTATCAAATTCTCCCATAATTTTATTTTTTAATATTAATTAGATTTGCTACCAAGGACATCAGAAACTGATTTTTTAAGAGTATCTGTTACAGCCGAGGAATTGCCTGGAAAAACACTAAACACCTTGTTTGCAGATAAACCTGATACCCTAGATCCAATTTTAGTCTTTAATGAACTAAGTGTTGCGCCAAATCCGTTAGGAATTTTCGAGGGATCACTTACACCAAAAGAATCGGCAATCCCCTTAGAGTCTAGAGTAGACAAAAAAACTTTGTCGGGCTCCGGCTGAGGCGCTGTTCTGAATACCGGTGTTCCTGGTATATTGTTAAATTTACTCACCGGTATATTGGATAATGATAAGCCCGGAGCATTCGATAGATCAAAGTTTGAAGGGAACTTATTTTTCAAACTGGTCAAAAGATTCAACGTCTTACTGCCAACATCAGCGGCTGCTAAGACCGAGCCTGCAGGGCTTGCGGCTAGGCCAGCCTCTACTAAATTTGTACCAATAACCCCGGCTGTCATTTTAATTCCGGAACTGTCGGAAGATTTACCTGTTAGTGCATCAGCAGCAGAACCTAACGAATCTGAAATAGCAGAAGCGCCAGTCGATTTACCTGCGTTTGATAAAAGAGAAAGACCAGAACTTAATCTTGCTGCTGCAGGAATCGATGATGCTGACCCTCCAATTCTAGCAACTATCTTCTGAATAGAATCTAACGATGCTCTAGGACCTCCTGCAGGAGCAGCCTTACTAGTATCAGGAGTTCCTGCAGACTCGGGATCAGAAACTTCGTTAGTGACTGCAACGTTAGTCGGTGCAGGAGTAGGGGTGTCAATTTGACCAGACATTCTAATTATTTCTAATTTTTGCAAGAATACCCCGTCCTTAAAGGTACTTGTCACTAAAGCAACTTTATATATCCCTGCAAATTTTGGTTTTTCGGGACGGAAATCCATTAGTCCGCCCTCATTAAGAGGCTTTATATCTGTAGGGTTCCTAAAATCTATTGATATTAAACAATCAGAATATAAATGATTGGCCTCTCCGTCCTGAGTTTCAATTACATTCCCAGAAGACGCCGGCTTGGCATAATAATTTGATAAGCCGTTAGTAACTAAAAATACAGGATCTCCTAAAATTTCAATTTCACCAGTAAGCATACTACCTTTGGGATTAATGATAGACTGATGCATAGCAGATGCCATAGTCTTATAAGGATCAGATTGTGGTTGATTACCCGAAGGTTGATTGTCAACTTGAGATCTATTAAACACTGGATTCGAGGACATTTCCGGTATAAAATTTCCTCCGCTTTCATATGACTGGTCTTTTAACACCTGATTAGTACTGTTTGTAGGGCCGATACCTGAAGGAACTTGATCGTCAATGCCTTGATTAAAAGAAGCGGCTTCAAAAAAAGTAGTATTATACTGCAGTTTAAAACTTTTAATATCTGTATTTTTACCGGTATAAATGTAATTGTATTTTCTTAAAAGTCTATTTTGAAGTTTTTTAACGTCAATTTTAGTCCTAGCATTAGCAGGTATCATAGAAAAATGAACTTTAAAAGGGTGTACTACATAGATAAATTTTTTAAAAAATTTAGCACTAGTTTTGTCTATTTTATCTTGATTTTCTACAATCATATTGACCATAAAATAATCAAAATATCCTTGAGAATCCAGTGCCCCATTACCGAGTGTTTCTACATTTTTTAATATTTTTTTACTAAAGGTGCTGTCTCGAATTATAGAAGTAATACAGTCGCTGATATTGGTATTTTCCTGAAATTGAACTGCAGAATCGAGACTGGTTAAGGGCACCTTCTCTCCTTTGGCAGCAGCCTCTGTATTATCTGGAAACTTGTAAATTTTACTAACACCTATATCCAGTTCACTAACATCTGAATCAGCGATGGGCGAATTATCATCTTTTATAAATCCTTGACTGGGATCCCATTTTCTAAATTGCACTTCATAGATATCACTGTCAGCAGAACTAGAGGCCTTTGACTGCTTAGCCGAATCCTTTAATTGACTATTAACACCATCCATGAGATTTTTTAAAATATCTTTAACTTTTTTCCCAGATATGTTAATTGGTAATTTTAGTCTATTAGCATTTCCAAAACCTTTTTCGTGCCAAGGGACCCCTTCGCAAGTATACTGAGTTCCTTTTTCTGTTATGTCTAAATCAATTCTGGTAAAAATAAAAGTGTAATACCTAGTTGCTTTTTTAGCATCAATTATTTCAGCATTAGGTATTAATTCAGTATCTTTATATCCAATAAATTCCATTTTTAAAACAAAACTAGCACTCATATAAGATTCATATCCAGATGCTACTGCTGCTACATTCAATGCTTCTAAAAAACCACTTACCCCATAAGGTTCGTATACTGTAAATGCAATACCAGTAGCAAGAGAGTTATTGTTTTCTTTAGTAAAAGCCATGATGTTATTAATACGAACATCATTAATAAACATGTCATATTTGCCAGAACTACCACTAGAATTGAAAGAATTTACCAAACTATTTGTGGATTTCCCGCCGCTCAAATTTTTTCCACCAGTTCCACCTGATTTTAAAATTACGAAATTCAAAGAAGAATCTCGGTATGTTGAAGGATCATTTACTTCAGTCTTGCTCAACCCTGCCAAAGTAAAATTATAGGTAAAAGACCTATAGTTGTTTAAAATGTTTTGAGATTCACTCATTTTATAACCCCAGTGCAGGTCTCAAGGTTTCAAGTGGTGGTATATAAATCTTAATTCCAGCAGTAAAATCAAAAATAGGATCTTTAAT